TACACATTATTATTATCGTATACATGTCTCTCTACACAGAATTAATTAGCAAGACTAATAAGGACGATAGTCCTTTTCCACAGGTTTATGTGGAACCCCCCTCCAGGGGGGATTAGTCGCAGCATATACTAAATGAATTACAACTTAAAATTATCTAGGAGAAATGTTCGGAATAGGATTCCTTTTTTGCAAGGAAGGATTATCCAGAATCAGTACGTGATAAGTAATACTAATCACCTAATTACATAATACCTATTGACTTTTGATTAAAAGTATGATATAATATTAGTATAATAAGTAATAATCAATAACATGTAACTAATGATATAATCAATAGTTTTAATAGTAGTTTATAATAGTATCATTGTATCATGTTATAATAGAGATTAATTAAATATGAAGGAGACCAAAGCTATGGCTGTAGATAAGAAAGTTAAACCTCATATGATGTATTCCAAAGCTGGTAAAGGAGTAATGGTAACTACTAAGAAAAGACATCTTGAGTTAAAAGCAAAAGGGTATAGTCATACTAAAAGTAAAAACAAAGCTAAAGTTAAAAAGGTAGCTAAAAAAAGTATGAGCCTGGGTTATTAATGAGTATAGATTATAGAGGTGAAACATTTGCAGGTTATAATAAACCTAAAAGATCTACTAAAGGTAAAAAGTCTCATGTAGTTCTTATTAAAGATGGTGGCAAAGATAGAATGATTAGATTTGGAGAGGCAGGAGCTTCTACTGCAGGTGCTCCTAAATCAGGAGAATCAGATAAAATGAAAGCTAAACGTAAATCATTTAAAGCAAGACATCGTAAAAATATAGCAAAAGGAAAGACAAGTGCTGCTTATTGGGCAGATAAAGTTAAATGGTAACTAAGGATAAGTAATGGCTAATGATCAACAAGAAGAACCTATAGTTAATATATCTGGTTCTGGAAGAACAACTAAGAAAGGTTACTCAAGTAATCTACAGGTTAGTAAGAAGCTTGGTATAAGTAAGAAGCTTACTGTGACTCCTAGCTATGGTAAACAAAAAGGAAAGTATTCTGAATCTGTACGAGGTTCTGGAACTTCTGCAGGGGTTAATGCTCAGTATAAGGTTAATAAGAATGTAACTCTTAATGCTGGAGCACACACGAGTAAGTTTAAAGTAAAGGGCTCTGATTGGTCTAGTAAGAGTAAGGGCTCTTCTGCAAATGTAGGTTTAACCTTTACCTTCAAATAATCCTTGACTTTTAAGACTACTTGTGTTATAATATTAGTATGAGCAAAACATCATACAAAGATTCTATGGGCAGGTATAGAACTCAATCCCTCTTCTGGGAGATGAGAGACGTTATCAATGGTACTGCACCTATCTGGAGCATGAAGGACTATGATCTTGTAAAGGAAGGAATCACCTATCCCTCGTTAAAGAATTTATATATGAACTATTCCCACGTACCAGGATTTGAATATGATTTCGCAATGGAGCATTTTGGATCTTGGGACCACTGGTTAAAGCTATGCAATGATACTACTCCTGTTATAAAGGAAATGATCAAAGGATGGCGTGATGAGTTAGATGTACGTATTAAAGCTAAAGGTATTAAAGCCATTATACTACATAGTCTAGATGATGACCCTAAAGGGTTACAAGCAGCTAAGTATCTTGTAGAGAAAGGGTATGCACCAAAACGAGGTAGACCTAGCAAAGAAGAAGTAGAAAGAGAACTCAAGGTAGATGCTAGGGCTGCAAAAGAACATCAAACTGACTTAGAGCGTATTGGTCTTAAAGTCGTTAACGGAGGCAAGTAATATGGGATTTTCTAGCTTAGTAGCATCAGGACTAATCTCCAAAGTAGCTAAGATTGTACAAAACAAAGCGGCAGCAGGAACTATACCTAAGGGAACATCTGCAGTTACAGGAGCTAATAAGTCTGTAACTAATAGAGCTACGGGTATGCAATCTAAAGGTGGACCACAACAACAAGCAGCATCAGGTAATATAGGTGTTGTTAGCCAAGGAATGGTTAACCCAGAAGTACAGAATGATGATGTTGTATTACCATATGCTAAACTATAATGGCTTTTATGACAAAGGGCAAGAGGGACTATAAGAAGGAATTAGCTTGGGAAAAGAAAAAGAAACCAGGACGAGTCCTAGATAGAGCTAAACGTAATGCTGCAAGAAAGCTAGCAGGACTAAAAGTGGGAGACCCTAGACAAGTGGATCATAAAGATAATAACCCTAGAAACAATAGTAAATCAAATATTCGCAAAGTTGCGGCTAAGACTAATCTTAAAAAAGAAGCAATGAGGAAAAAACGTGGCTAAAATAACATTACCTACCATTGGATCAGGATACGCTAGTAATACTACATTCAATACTGCATTTGATTCCATAGAATCCGAATTCCAAAATAAAATACTATATCGTAATAATCCTGCTGATGAACCAAATCAGATGGAAAATGATATAGACATGAATAGTAATAGTATTAACAATGTTAATAATATTTCAATGACAGGGGCTATTACTGTAGATGGTGTTGACTATACCGCAGAGATGTTAAGTATTTATAATAATTACTTAGCATTAATAAACAGAGTAACAATTAGTACAGATGCTCCTTCAGGTGGTACGAACGGAGATATTTGGTTTAAAGTATTAGCTTAATTAATTAGGAGAAACAAATGGCAGCTTTGTCAGATTATACAGAAAAGTTATTGCTAGATTTTGCAATGACTGCAGGAACTGCTACTCGCCCAACAGCGTGGTATGTGGCTCTATATACAGGTGCACCAAGTGATTCAGGGGGTGGTACAGAAGTTTCAGGTAGTGGTTATGCTCGTCAAGCAGTAACATTCTCGGCAGCAGCTACACCAGGTGGTACAACAGCAAACACAGGTGCGGTATCTTATACTGCTTCAGGTGGAGCTTTTGGAACAGTAGGATGGATTGGTATTCATGATGCTTCAACTGCAGGTAACTTACTTTGGCATGGAGCAATGACTGCAGCTAAGACTGTAGATGACGGAGATACTTTAGAATTTTCTATTGGTAATATCGACTTAGCATTAGCTTAAGGAACTGTCATGGCTGACGGCTTCCGAATCCTAGAAAATGGTGATAGCAGGATAACTGAAGCTAGTGTGTTCCGAATCACAGAAAAGTATGTTGAAGTCTTTAGTAGTCTATCAGCTACAGGTTCTTTAATAGCAGACTCTGATTTAACTGCTTTTGGTTATACAAGTTTAACTGGTACTAGCTCAATAGCAAGTATAGGTTTAAGAACTCAATCTGGAGCAAGTTCGTTTATAGGAGTAGGCACAGAGAGTACTCTTCCTTCTTTAACACAAGTAACCGATAGTTCTCTAAATGCTGCAGGAACAATAAGTAGTATAGGTATAAGAATACAATATGGATTAGGTGATCTTGCTGGTACTGGAACTATAACAACAGTACCTAGTTTAACTCAAGTAGCCTCTTCTAGTTTAGCTTCAACAGGTAGTCATGCTTCTATTGGAGTAAATACTTTATTTGGAAGATTTAGTGGCTCAGCAGTGGGCACACTTACCTCTACAGCTATACTAACATTGGGTGGACTTGTTGATTTATTAAGTACTGGCTCTGTAAGCTCAGAAGCTATTATTAAAATATTTGTCTCTACAGAGTTAGTTGGTACTGGTTCTCTTACTGCAGTAGCTTTAAATAAGGTACCAGGTATAGCAAGCTTAAGTGCAACAGGATCCATAACTGCCAAAGCTACTGAGTCTGATGATTTTAATATGTATGTTAAAGTAGATGGAGTTTGGAAAGAAGACATACCATTTGTTAAGTCTGAAGGTGTTTGGGTAGAACCACAAGAAATATATAAAAATGTTGGTGGTGTCTGGCAAAGGGTTTACTTACGATGACAATATATTATGGACAGTTTTCATCACAGACAATAACAGATGCAATAAGACTTACTGAAGCAGAGGACATACGTATTACTGAAGCAGGTGATACACGTATTACTGGTGAGATAAAGACAAATTTTACACAAAGTTTCTTAACAGCTACTGGAAATATAATAGGCTTTATAAATAATGCTTATGTAAAATATGAAGGGAATTGGGAATCTTTTGTTCCTTATGTTAAAGATGTAGGAATATGGAAAGAACCAGCAAGTATTTATATTAAACAAAGTGGTGTTTGGAAAAGGGTATATTAAATGGCAAATGTAAAAATATCAGGGTTAGCAGCAGCAGCAGTAACGGCAGCTGCAAATGAATTTGAAATTAATGAAGCAGGTACCTCTAAAAAGGTAACAGGTCTTCAGATTTTAACCTATGTATTCAGTCCTAATGACATTGAAATGTCAGGAACAGGATCACTAAAAGTTCCTACAGGAACAACAGGAGAACGATCTGCTTCAGCAGCTAATGGGATGTTTCGATATAATACCTCTCTTGCTGAATTTGAAGGATATGCTGCAGGTGCCTGGGGATCTATTGGTGGAGGAGCATCAGCTAATGGAGCAATCTACGAAAATTCAGATACAATCTCAACAAATTATACAATATCAACGGGAACAAATGGCATGAGTGTAGGACCAATGGTAATAGCAGGTGGTGTAACAGTAACAATTCCAAGTGGACAACGATGGGTGGTATTATAAATGACTACATTATTTAATGCGGATACAAGTGATGGATTAAAAATAACATCAGACACAAGTGGTGAAATAGCACTACAATCTGCTGGAACAACGATTGCTACAGTTAGTAGTACGGGTTTAGCAATGGCTAGTGGTAAGACTTTAACAGGTGATGCGATTTCTGGAAGTATAGCATATGGATTATTTTCTAAAATTGACCCAACAGTTGTTGCTTGGGATAAAACAGGTGCTTTTACAATGGAGACCAACACAGGATTATACATTGAAGTTAATGGTGATGTTAAACTATAGCTTCAGCAACTTCTATTACTATGCCATCAGCTACAGCTGGAACAGATTATGCTATTTGGTGTACAACTGCTGGTGCTTTAGAAGCAACTACAGACCATGTTAGTCCACCATCAGCAAATGCTAGAAAAGTAGGTGGATTTCATTATGCTCCTGGTGGAAACGCAACAGGAACATCAGGTGGAGATACTACTGCATCAATTAACGAATATTCATTATGGGATTTAAAATGGAAACCTAATTGTCCAGACCCAAGAGGTATGACTTTAGTTGGTGGACATTTTTGGTCAGATATTTATTTAACAGGAGTTGATCATCATACTAATGGAACATCTTATTATAATGTTACAATAGCAGATGGAAGTTCACCACCTAAAGTACCAAGTTTATTTGGTGGTAATGGTTCAACAACTTATGGTTCTTATACTTGGTGGGAACAAGCTGAACTATTATCTTCTCATGGGAAAAGACCACCTACTTATCAAGAATTTTCTGCATTAGCTTATGGAACTACAGAAGCAAGTTCAAGAGGAAGTGACCCAACTACAACACAAATGAGTGCAACAGACGATAACTTTACTTCTAAATGGGGTGTTATCCAATCAACTGGCTGTATGCGTACTTGGGGTAATGATTTTGGTGGACCTAATGGTTCTTCGGCTTGGACTGCTAATACTGAAGGTCGTGGTTCAACTTATAATCTATCTAACGTCGTGCTACTCGGTGGTAATTGGAGTAGTACTTCTTACTCTGGATCACGTAATTCTCTATGGAATGGTGCTCCGACGGTTTCTGGTAGCGATGTTGGGTCGCGTGGCGTCTGTAATCATAAGGTAGGAGAATAATATGAAATATATAATTAACACTAGACAAGACTTAAATAAGATTCAAGGCACACCTGAATATAATGAATTTATTATTTTACTAAAAGGTACTATGAGTAGAAAGCAAAACATTCAAACCTATCCTGATAATTATAATGAACCTGATTATGATGGTGCAACACTAGAACCTATCTGGACTGATATAGAAGATTTATCTACTATTGAAAGATTTGGATTTACTAAAGAAGATTTTGAATAATTGCAAAAATAAGGAGTTGATATGCCATTAGTTCTAACGGGTGCTACAAGTGGAAGCACTACCTTACAATCTACAGATGCTGTTACTAATACCTTAACATTACCTGCAAGTACAGGGACACTACATGATGAGAATAGCACATTACTTTCTTCTAAATTAAGTGGAGCATTACCTGCAATTGATGGTTCTGCACTAACAGGGATTAGTGGTGGTAAGGTGTTGCAGGTTGTGAGTACAACATCCACCACAGTTGTGAGTACAACATCAACCAGCTACGTTGATGTAACAGACCTAACATTGTCTATAACACCGTCTAGCGCAACTAGTAAGATACTTGTGATAGCTTCGGTTAATTATAGTTCTTCGTCCACATCAGATAATGCGCTTTTTAGACTCATGAGAGATGCGGTATCAATAGGTAATGGGGCTAGTGGTATTTGTTTTGGTGGTCGGATGGGGACTACTGCAGGGGTGCAAACTGGCAGTATAAATCATTTAGACTCTCCTGCAACAACATCAGCAACAACTTATAAATTTCAGTTTAAATCAGGAGCTAATACAGCTAGAGTCAATGAACGTGGTGATACTGGCTTTGACTACTCATCACATATAACACTTATGGAAATAGGAGCATAGTATGAGAGATTTAGCGATTAGAAATACCCACTTAACTGTTGTTACTATTAGTGGTGAGATAGAAGCCAAAGATGCTAATGGTAATACAGTGGTATTAGACGAAGCATTAATCACAGCAGAAGTAACACGACTACAAAACATATATGATTCACAAGCCTATGCTAGGAATCGTAAAGAACAATATGACTTACTCAACCAAGATGAAATGCGTTTTGATGATACAGTTAATAACACTACAACATGGGTAGATGCTATATTAGCAATCAAAGCTCAATATCCAAAGGGGGTAGTATAAATGTCAGTTAATATAAATGGGTCAACTGGAGTCAGCCTAGTACAAGATGGAGTTATTGTTACTGCTGATATGGCATCAAGTGTACCTCTGGGTACAAAGAACCTTATCATCAATGGTAATATGCAGATTGCACAGAGGGGTACGAGTGCGACTGGAATCACAGGTGATGGATTAAATACAGTTGATAGATTTACAAGAGAATTAAATACTGCAGGCACTTGGACAATGACACAAGATACAGATGTGCCAACTGGAGAAGGATTTGCAAGCAGTATGAAGTATTCATGTACTACGGCAAACGCTTCATTAGGTAGTGGTGCTTACTTTGCAATAGAGTCAAGAAATGAAGGTCAAAATTTTCAACAATTAAAATATGGGTCAGCAAACGCTGAAAGTGTAACACTGTCTTTTTGGGTAAAGTCTAATAAAACTGGAACTTATACTTTAGAATTTTATAGAGTTGATAGCAATAGAGATATGAGTAATACTTACACAATAGATAGTGCAGACACTTGGGAAAAGAAAACAATTACAATTGATGGAGATACAACTGGAGTAATTGATAATGATAATGGAGATGGTTATAGATTATTGTGGTGGATGGGTGCAGGTACAGCATTTACATCAGGAACTTTAGCAACATCATGGGCAACAATATCAAATCCCAATAGAGTATCATCATCCAATGTAAACCTAGCAGACTCTACAGATAACTATATTAACATCACAGGAGTCCAACTAGAATTAGGCTCTACAGCAACGGCATTTGAATACAGAATGTATGGTCAAGAGTTAGCATTGTGTCAGAGGTATTATCAAACAAGCTATCCTTCTGGAGTTGCCGCTGATGGCGTTACTACTATTACAGATGGTGTTACATGGGTAGCCATTAACACCGCTGACACTTCTAATGGCGGCTCTTACCCTACCCCTATGCGAGCCACACCAACATTCACTATCTATTATCCTGGTGGTGGTTCTGGGGTCAATTCAGCGCGTGATAATGACGCAGGTGTTGCAATTACCACCATAGGATATACGGGAGGGACTGCAACAACACTACCGCGACTTACTAAAGGCTCGGGATTTACTACTAGAGCAAACACCATTGCGGCTCAGTACACAGCAACTTCGGAGCTATAAACTATGTATAAATTAAATTATAAATCAACCAGTATTAATCGTCTTGCAGATAATGCAAGCATCCCTAATGACCTAGCTAATACTGACTATATTGAATACCTAGCATGGGTAGAAGAAGGCAATACTCCAACTCCTGCTGATATTCCACCACCACCAACATATCAAGAACTACGAGCTGTCGCTTACCCATCAATCCCTGACCAACTAGACTTACTCTATCATGGCGGACTTGTTGGTTGGAAAGAAGCTATTGATGTGGTTAAAACGAAATATCCAAAAGGAACTTAATGATAATGACTAAAACATTATTAATAATCTCTTTACTTTATACTTTTAGTTACACACAGGTATCAGCAGAAACAGACCTTCCTGACCTTATGGTCATGACAACAGAGGTAGGGACAGTAACGCTAACAGAGAAGGCTTGCTCATTCCCAGTGCTACTTAACATGCCATATGAAATTATTGCTACAGAGAATGGTAATGCTCATACAGGTTGTTGGAATACTAGATTAGGGGATACACATGTCTATGTAGCTTTTCCTGATGATGTACAGAACCAAGTTATTCCTATGCCAAAAAAATGGTTTAGTGGTGTAGATGTGGAAGCTCTATAATGGCAATCGAAGAGGAAGTGATTATGTGTAAATGTAAAGAATGTAAATGTAAGGGATGCTAAATATGACTCCAGAAGAACATAAGAAAGCTATTAAAGAAGGCTTAAGCGAATGGCTCAATGAAAAGTTTGCTGAGTTTGGTAAACTATCCGTTAGGGGAATACTTGCTATGGCTTTAGTTGCTTTAGTTTATCTTTGGTCTGTATCACATGGATGGAAAATATGAGTTACCTAGCTAGACTATTAGGAAAACCAGTTGTCTGGTCTTTAGCATTACTAGTAGCATTACCTATTACTCCTATTATTGCTTGTCTATTATATGGATGGTCTTACTAAATGCTAAACATACTATTACCACTAATCTCCACTGTGATTGATAGAGTCATCCCAGACAAGAATGGTGCAGAGAAAGCTAAACAAGCTATAGAGGCAGAGCTTATTGCTAATGCAACACAACTCAACCTAGCTCAAGCAGATACTAATAAAATAGAAGCAGCTCATAGAACCGTATGGGTAGCAGGATGGCGACCATTCATAGGATGGGTATGTGGAGTAGCAATGGCTTGGCACTTTGTTGGTGTACCACTCATTATGTTTTTAGCTGCTTGGTCAGGAACAGTAATACCAGAGCTACCTGTCTTTGATATGAGTAGTTTAATGACGGTACTAATGGGTTTATTAGGATTAGGTTCTATGAGAACATTCGAGAAAATGAAAGGATTAACTAAATAATGCCATACATGACTATTATCATAGAGTTCTACTTTGGTAATCAACTAGCAAAGTCTAATTAAAAAAGAAGAATATAATTATGTCTCAGATTGACCAAATCAGGGAAGCTGCTGAAGCAGACTTACTTACCTTTATTAAATTAGTTGCTCCTCATATATTATATGGAGCCTTACATGAAGAACTTATTAGTTGGTGGGCAAGATCAGAAGCTAAAGATAACCAATTAGTCCTACTTCCTCGTGGACATATGAAGAGTAAGCTCATTGCTTACAGGACAGCTTGGCATATAACTAAGAATCCTGAAACAACAGTACTCTATGTATCAGCAACAGCAGATTTAGCAGAGAAACAGCTCTATGCAATAAAACAGATAATAGATTCCCCCATCTATCGTAGGTATTGGTCAGACATGGTCCATCCTGAAGAAGGAAAAAGAGAAAAATGGGCAGTAGCTGAAATATCTGTTGACCACCCTCAACGCAAATTAGAGGGTATTAGAGACGCTACAGTAAAAGCGGTAGGGTTGACCTCAAACACCACTGGTTTTCACGCTGACGTGGTCGTACTGGACGATATAGTAGTACCTGGTAACGCATATACAGAAGAGGGAAGAGATAAAGTAGCTTCAGCTTATTCACAGCTAGCCTCTATTGAGAATCCTGGTGCGGTTGAGTGGGTTGTTGGCACTCGTTATCATCCTAGAGACATTTATGATACTATGATAAACATGAAAGAGGTTTATTATGCTACAGATGAAGAAGAAGAAACCGAACATGAAGTATATGAACTCTTTCAAAAAGTAGTAGAGATAGACGGAGAGTTTCTCTGGGCAAAACGAACAAGAAGTGATGGGAAGTCTTTTGGTTTTGATGCTAAGGAACTTGCAAGGATTAAAGCTAAATACATTGACCAGACACAATTCTTTGCTCAGTATTATAATGATCCTAATACTACAGAAAGTGCTAGAATTAATAAAGATAACTTTCAGTACTTTGATAAAGCAGTCTTACAAAATAAAGAAGGAGACTGGTATATTAGAGATAGAAAACTAAACATCTATGCAGCAATTGACTTTGCGTTTAGTTTAAGGAAACAAGCAGATTATACTGCTCTTGTAGTAGTAGGTGTTGATCACCAAGCAAACTATTATATCTTAGAAATAGATAGATTTAAAACAGAAAAGATTGTAGATTACTACAAACATATATTACAGTCATGGGAAAAATGGGGATTCAGGAAGATACGTGCTGAGATTACTGTAGCACAACAAACGATTGTAAAAGAACTAAAAGATAGTTACCTTAAACCTAATGGAATACCTTTGTCAATAGATGAGTTTAGACCTACAAGACATCTAGGAGATAAAGCCCAACGAGTGGGTTCTGTATTAGAACCTAAGTATGATAACTTACAAATATGGCACTACAAGGGTGGTAACTGTCAGACATTAGAAGAAGAATTAGTAATGGTACATCCACCACATGATGATATTAAAGATGCCTTATCTAATGCGATAGCTATATCTTTAGTTCCAAAGGTAAGAGCATATCAAGGTTTAAGTTTTAGTAAACCATTACCAACCCACAGCAGGTTTGGCGGGATAACACATTAAGGAAATAATATGGCAGGTGAAGTAGCACAAATAGAGCAAGCAATTGGTACAGAAAACTTAGCTAAGACACTAGCTGGATTATATAACCAATGGTGGATTCAAAGAAATAATAAAGAATCAGAATGGAGAGAGTTAAGGAATTACCTCTTTGCTACTGATACTACAACTACGTCTAATAGTTCTCTTCCTTGGAAAAACAAAACTACTCTTCCTAAGTTAACACAGATTAGAGATAATCTACATGCTAACTATATGGATGCTTTGTTCCCTAATGACAACTGGATGAAGTGGGAAGGAGCTACACAAGAAGCTACTACCATGAAAAAACGCAAAGCTATTGAAGCTTACATGAAGACTAAACTGAAAGAGTCTAGGTTTAGAGAAGAGGTTAGCTTACTTGTTTATGACTATATTGACTATGGTAATTCTTTTGGTGAGGTTATGTATGTTAATGACTCACATGTAGATCCTATTACGGAAGAAATTATTACTACTTACAATGGTCCTAAACTAAAAAGGATTTCTCCTTTTGATCTTGTCTTTAATCCTATAGCATCTTCCTTTGCTAAGTCACCAAAGTTTACTAGAAAAGTAACCTCTATTGGTGAACTAAAAAAACAACTAACTACCCGTCCTGACTTAAACTATGACAAAGCAGCTTTTGATAAAGCTGTGGCTATTAGAAAAACTATATCTATGTTTAGAGTAGAGGATGTAAACAAAGCAGAAGCATACATTGCTGATGGCTTTGGTACACTACAAGAATATTATCAATCAGGTATGGTAGAGATACTAGAGTTTGAAGGAGATTGGTATGATAAAGATGAAGATAAACTCTATGAGAATAGATTAATAACTATCATTGACAGATCTTATATTCTAAGAAACATAGAGAATCCTAGTTACATTGGTCATGACAGCAAAGCTCATGTAGCATGGAGAAAACGTCCTGATAATTTATATGGTATGGGACCACTAGATAACCTAGTAGGTTTACAATATCGTATTGACCACCTAGAGAATGCTAAGGCAGATGCACTAGACTTAACTATCCATCCCCCTATGGTAGTTAGAGGTGAGGTAGAACCATTTACTTGGGGTCCTGAAGTAACTATTCATTTACAAGAAGATGGTGATATACAAATGTTACCACCTAACCCTGCAGCTTTCCAAGTTAACAATGAGCTAGCAGCACTAATGAATACAATGGAAGAGATGGCTGGTGCTCCTAAAGAAGCAATGGGTATAAGAACACCTGGAGAGAAGACAGCCTTTGAAGTACAGTCATTACAGAATGCTGCTGGTAGAATATTCCAAAATAAAGTTAATCAGTTTGAGATTGAGTTCCTAGAACCTGTTCTTAACATGATGTTAGAAACTGCTAAACGGAATCTTAACTTACCAGAATTAGCTAAAGTCTATGATGATGACTTTGGTGTGCAAGATTTCTTGTCTATTACTAAAGAAGATTTAACCGCACGTGGTAAAATTAGACCTATAGGTGCTAGACACTATGCAGCTAGAGCACAGTTACTACAGAACATACTAGGTATATTTAATAGTCCTATTGGTCAAATAATTGCTCCACATGTATCACCTAAACATTTAGCCGAAATGGTAGAGGAGTATATGGGTTTTGATAAATATGGATTTATTAAAGATAATGCTGCATTATTTGAAGCAGGAGAGCAAGAGAAAATTAAAATGCAGATTCAACAAGATTTACAATCTCAGCAAGCAGGTCCTTCTATGGAAGAGCAAATGGTGGATCAACAGATTCAGCAAGTAGAAGGGCAGATGCCTCCTGAGATGTAATACATAGGTCAAGTATTACTTGACTTTTACTTAAAAATATGGTATAATTATAGTATGGATTTAAAAAGTGATAAAGCACAGTCTTTAACAAAGAAACAAGTTATTGAAGAGTTAAAGGTTTACCTTGATGATCAAGTAGGAGTATCTCAAAGAAAGTGTATAGATGAAGAATCTTTCAAACTACCTGCTTACAATGAGTATCAAGCTTATCATAGAGGTGTCCAAAAAGCTTTAACAAAACTATACAACTTATTACCTTGACCAAAGGAGAAGCAACATGGAAAATGAAACACAAGCAACAGAACAACCTGTAGAGCAGAGTACCAACGAAGCTGTACAAACAGATACTGCACCAAAGACATTTGAAATTCCGACCGAAGTTCAAGCATTAGTTGGTGAAGGGAAAAAGTACCAGAGCACAGAAGATGCATTAAGATCTGTTCCTCATGCACAGAAGCATATTGAGACTCTTGAGTCTGAACTTGCTGAAGTAAGGGAAGAACTAACTAAACGCAAAACTACTCAGGAACTTTTAGATGAAATCAAGTCTGGAGTTCAACCGACAGCCACGACAATGCCAGTAGGGGAACTTAATCAAGATAGCGTAATGGATTTAGTTAATCAAACATTAAGTATTAGAGAGAAACAAGCTACGGCTAAAACTAATGCTGATCAGGTAGCGAAAGCTTTTACTAGTCAGTATGGTCAAGAAGCTGAAAAAACTTATAACTCTATTGCTAATGACTTGGGACTAACTGTTACACAACTAAACGAGCTTGCAGCAACAAGCCCTAAAGTAGTATTAAAAGCAGCAGGATTACATTCTGCTAAAGCACCTTCAGGTTCTTTTGAAAGTGATATTAATACACAAGCTTTAAGTAATCAAACAACTCCTGCAATACTATCTGCAAAGGTAAAAGGGGGTTCTACGAAAGACTTATTAGCTGCTTGGGGTAACGCTAAAGCTAAAATACAACAACAGTCTTAGGAGACTTTTAAATGTCACAACTGACAAGTAATACTACTGCCTTTATTGAGGCACAGCAGTATTCTCAGTTTATTCTTGATAACTTACACGACTACCTTCTTCCAGAAGGGATGTGGCGTGATGTAACAGACTTCGGTTCAGGTACAACACTTAACATTAAAACTGTCGGTACTGTAACACTTCAAGATGCAGCAGAGGATACACCTTTAAACTTTACAAACATTGACACAGGTACTATCAACCTAACTATCACTGATTACATTGGTGATGCTTGGAAAGTATCTGATGACCTTCGTGAAGATGGATCACAAGTTGATACATTGATGGCTATGCGTGCAATGGAATCTACACGTGCTCTTGGTGAAAACCATGAGTCAAGATTCTTAGGTACAGCTAACGCAGGACAAACCGCAGCAGCTCTTAACTTAGTGAATGCAAGACCTCACCGTTGGGTAGCTGGAGGTGCATCAGCAACAACACGTAACATGGTGTTAGCTGATTTTGTATCTATGAAACTCGCATTTGATAAAGCTAACTCACCAGCAGGTGGTCGTATAGCAATTGTTGATCCTATCGTAGAAGCTTCTCTCAACACTTTGATTTCTTCAACATCAGTAATTAATAATACTCCGCAATTCCAAGGTGTTGTTAATGAAGGTTTTGCTAAAGATCATCGTTTTGTAAGAAACATTATGGGTTGGGATGTATACACATCAAACTTTGTACCATCATTGACTGCAACTGAAGCTATTGACGCTTCTGCTTATAGTCTTGCAAATGACACTGGAGAAGTTGGCGATAAAGCTAATGTCTTTATGTGTGTTGCTGATGACTCTTGTAAACCTGTTATGCATGCATGGAGACGTGCTCCGCAAACAGAAGGATGGAGAGACAACGAGGAAAGAGCTGATAAATATCAAGTTACTTCTCGTTTTGGTTTCGGTGTTCAGCGTGCTGATACACTGGGTGTGATTATCACTAACGACTCAACTTACTAGGAGATATATATTATGACTATTGAATTAGCTCCTATCAGGGGCGTAGCAAGTCACTACGGGGTTCGTACATCTAATAATGCATTAGGTGGTCAAGAATCTACAAAAGAGGGTATTGTTAAAAGTGCGGAGTGGTCATTTAGCTACGACAATCTTTCAGCAGTACTAAACAGTAATCTTGCACAGACTATACCTGCAAATGCTTCTATCGTTGAAGCTACTTTGTATGTAGATACTGCTTGGGTTGGTGGTACTAACCTAACTATCGGTTTATATACACCAGCTGGTGTTGCAATTGATGCAGATGGTCTGGTTGTAGCAACAGTTACAGCATCATTAACTGCAAATAAAGTTATTGCTGGTGGTGGTGCTTTAGTAGGCACTACTGTTGGTGCTGCCGCAGGGCAATTAGTAGCAGCAACCACAGGTACTTATTCTGCAGGTACTGCCAGAGTTGTAGTTAAGTTTAAATACAACGTGTAATACAACGAGATAGCTCCCCTTTGGGGAGTGTATCTCCCTAATTTAATACACAGAGGAATTAGTAATGACGATTCAACATTCAGTAATTACAGGAGCAGACTTGCATGAACCTAAAGGGGTAGCTGCAGCGTCAGCAAATGAAGTTTATGTTGCAGATGGTTCCTCTTCAGGAGCTTGGTCAATACTAACTACAAGCACTATGGCTTTACCAAAAGGAAAGTTTCATTTCTATAATGTAGGATCTCCATATACACATACATGGAATGCCTCTCCTACTATTGTAGCACCTGCAACAATAGCCTCAGGCTTAGCAGTAGGAGTTACTGAAGCAACAACAGCAAGACTTACATATACAGCAACACCAACAGCAGTACTTAAGCTAGACTTTGATATTACAGTTCAACATGCTGTAGGTACTGATGTTCCAGTATTAATAGCGATACATAAAAATGGCACAGTAATAGCAGGATCTGAAGCTTATGCAGATGTGGTTACAGCTGATGCAACGAGTCTAGTAGGATCTTGTTTAGTATCAGCAGCAACTTCTGATTATTTTGAAGTATATGCAGATAATACAACAGGTGCAGGTGATATGACAGTTACTAAACTAGCATTAACACTGACAGCAACTTAGGATAAATTATGGCTAAAATGACATTACTAGAAATGACACAAGACATCATGTCTGATATGGATTCAGATGATATCAATAGTATTAATGATAGTGTTGAAGCTTTACAAGTAGCTCAAATAATTAAAACAACTTACTATAATATTATTGATGGTAAGAACTATGCTTTTTTATATGAACTGTTTCAAGTAGATACAGGAGGTACTGTAACTCGTCCTACTCATATGGCATTACCTGATGATGTTATAGATTTAAAATGGCTTAAGTATAATTGTAAAACAAGTACCTCTGCTAAAAATATATTTAAAACAATAGAATATAAAGTACCAGAAGACTTCATGTATATTGTAGATGGTAGAGATAGTACTGCAACAAATGTTCAAATAGTAACAGATAGTACTGGTATATCAATCAATGTATTAAATGATAAAGCTCCACAATACTTTACCTCTTTTGATGATGTTAACTTAGTCTTTGATTCATATGATAACACAGTAGATTCTGCATTACAGAATTCTAAGACACAGTGTTGGGGTAAACGATCTATAGCTTTTGTTTTATCAGATACCTTTACTCCTGACTTACCTATACAGATGTTTACTTACCTTCTTAATGAGGCTAAGTCTGCAGCGTTCTTAACTCTTAAACAAATGACTAATCAAAAAGCAGAGCAGATCTCTGTTAGTCAACGAAGAAGAATGAGTCAAGATGCTTGGAAAATTGAACAAGGTATTAAGTATCCAAACTATGGTAGAAACAGAGCAACTAAAAGGACACCTAACTATTGAGTTCTTTAACAAGTAATACTGCTCCCTTTATTAAAGGGGATGTATATGGTGCAAAGAAGAAAAAGAAATTAAAGAAAGGTATATCGACAACAATGGATGGTACAGTATTTAAGAATATACCAGGTAGTTTTAGTAAACAGCTTAGAACAAAATCAGGGAGAAAGAAGTAATGGCTAATTTTATAGAACGATATAGAATGAAACGAAAAGTAAAAGAAAACATGACAAAAAAGAAGACAGCTGTTCAAGGTACTATGAAAGGTAAACCTATTGATACAACAGGTGGTCCCTCTTACATGAAAAAAACAACTAAACCTTCTGCAAGTACAATGGATGGTAATGCTTATACTCCTACACAACTTAAACCTGTAGGTCCTAATATGGGTAAGGTTAATCGTAATACTAAAGGTAATTCTGTTCCTGGTAGTGCAGCAGTTAAAAAGAAAGCACCTGTTAATCCAGCATTAGTAAGTAAGAATACACCTTCAGGTGTAAATAGAATGGATAAAAAGAAACCAAGTACTAAAAAGAAGAGTAGAGGCTTAGTAACAATGACCTCTATGCAAAATAAATATTTATAAAAATAAGGATAAACATGACCAATGTTGCAAAGAGTTATAAAACAAATGGTACTATGGATATACAAGCAGTAATACAACCAGGTACATCACATTACGTATTACAATGGAGTGGTGGAGGATCAATTCCACAAGCTCTAGCAGGACAGTTTACTTCTCTTGCCTTTGTAGATACACAGGTAGCTAACTATGTTAACTCAACTATAGAAGAACCTAAGTTAGATGAAGCAGAAAAAGCTGTAATACGTTACGAGAAAAAACAGGCTAAGAAAGAAGCTACCACAATAGAGGAATAGAATGGCGAAGAAGGGTGAAAAGGCTTTTAGGTCCTTTGTTAAGGGACTTATTACTGAAGCAAATCAATTAACATTTCCAGATGATGCTTCTGTAGATGAAGCTAATTTTGTTCTTAATCGTGATGGTTCACGATATAGACGTCTGGGTGTTGATTATGAATCAGACTATTCCTTAACATCTACTGGTTTTACTCCTACTGATATAAAAGAAGGTAAACAATCTTTTCATCCCTGGGAAAGTCCTGGTGGAGATACAACAGTATCTTTAGGTATTATACGCATTAAGAATAAACTTTGGTTTATGGATTTGTTAACTCCTTCCCCATCTTCTAATCTTAAGAATAGTGGTGCTGCTATTACTATTGCAGGATTAAGTAATAGTAACATTGAAACATCTGTTATTAATAATAATTGTATTATTGTTTCTAAAGATTTATCTAAACCTATTTTACTTAAGTATGAACCTACCACAGGTGCTGTAACTCAATCAGAGATTACTCTTGAAATTAGAGATTTATATGGTGTAAATGATAATTTATTTATTGATACTAGACCTGTTACATTAACTGATACTCATAAGTATAACCTACGTAACCAAGGTTGGAATAAGAATATTGTTACAAGTACTGGTGCAGATGCTATTACGTATACTTTTACTGAGATTGCTCAGTATCCAAGTAATTCTGATAACTGGACATTAGGTAAAATATCAAATGCTGCAAGTACAGACTATGAAAAGTATGATCCAGATACACTAGTTAAGAACTCACAGTCTAACTATCAGATTGCTAAAGGCTCATTTATTATTGATGCTTTTAACAGAGGAACCTCTAGGATGGCTAAGTCAGACGTTACCTCTGGTTTACCTTTAGATCAGGAGCAAGGTAAAATTACTAGTGTTACCTCTTATGCACAAAGAATATTTTATGCAGGTATAGACTCTAGCGTAACTAGTGGAGACTCAAGATCACCTAATTACTCTGGTTATATCTTCTTTTCAAAAGTTATTAAAAATGATGATGACTTAGGAACTTGTTATCAAGAAGCTGATCCTACTGATCCAGGTATTAATGATTTAATAGATACTGATGGTGGCTCTATACAAATACCAGAGATTACTAGTATTGTAAAAATTGTAGCTTCACAAGCCTCTATATTAGTCTTTGCAGAAAATGGCATATGGGAGATCTATGGAGATACTGGTGGGTTTATTGCTACCTCTTTTCAAGCTTCTAAACTTTCTACCAATGGTGTATTTAATCCTAAAGCAATTGTTAATGTTAATGGTAACTTTATTTACTGGTCAAGAGCTGGTATATACTTACTTAAACCTGATTCAGCCTCAGGACGATTTGCAGCAGAATCTATTTCATTAACATCTATACAAAATCTTTACTTAGAGATACCTGAAGCAGGTAAGAACAATGCTAAAGGATTTTATGATGAGAAAGAAAACAGAGTTAGATTTTTATACAATGATAGTGCAGCTTATACTACATTAAATTATATTAATAAGTATAATAAAGAATTAATCTATGACTTAACTTTAACTGCCTGGTATAAAAATGAGTTATCTGATTTAGCATCTGACTCCCCTTATGTAGCATCCTATGTAGATATTCCAGGATATTCTGTTAATGAACAAGAGGAAACTGTTGTTGCAGGCACAGATACTGTACTAGTAACTGCAGGAGATACTGTAGTTGTAGATGATGATGTGGAAATAAATAGAACAGCTCAATTTAGTTTCTTAACAATAGTTGGTACTTCTTTTACCTTGGCTGAGTACAATGATAATACTTTTGTAGATTGGAAAACTAAAGATACTGTAGGAGCTAACTATAGTAGTTATTTAATAACAGGTTATGAATTGTTTGGTGACATAATGAGAGAGAAACAGATACCTTATATATTCTTTTATTTCCAAAGAACTGAAAATAGTTTTGTTTTATCGGGTAGTGATTTAGTATATAGTCCTCAATCAGGTTGTCAAGTACAAGCACAATGGGGGTGGTCTAACTCTAATGCTAATGGTAAATGGGGAACTGCCTTTCAAGCATACAAAATATTAAGAAACTATACTCCTTCAGGAGCAGGGACTTTTGATAGTGGTGAGACTATGGTAGTTACTAAGAATAAACTACGAGGATCAGGTAAGTGCTTAAGTTTATACATTGCTTCAGAATCAAATAAAGATATGAGATTACTAGGATGGGGTCATCCAGTAACTATGCTAACAACACAATAATATGGAAATATTATATGAAGAAGAAGATAATGGTTTTATAGGCATTACTTGGAATGAAGCACTTAATGATTGGGAGATGCATATAGAATGTAACTCTTGGAGTCATACAAAGTTTAAGAGATATTTAAAAGGTTTAGAGATTGCTAAACAAAAGCTTAGAGATAGAGGAATTGATCATGTCATAGGTATTTGTGAAACAAAGAAAGAAAGAAAGTTTAACATAGTATTTGGAGCTAAAGCAGTAACAAATGGAATAGTTTTAACAGAAGATGGTGTATTAAATTATATGACAAAATTGGAGATTTAAATGAGTATAGCAAATTTATCAATGAAAGAAAAGGTTTCTTTATTAAAAGAACTCTATTCAGAGCTTGCTAATAAAGGGCAAGATGGTGATACTATGCTTGCTCATATTAATTCTGAAGAGGCTGTTCTGTTAAAAGCTCATGGTGGATCGGGAACTATTAATCCTATAACAGGACTTCCTGAATATAAGAAGGCAGTAGTTAAAGTAGCTAAAGTAGCAGCAGTTGGTGCAGCAGTTTACTATGGTGGTAGTGCTTTAATGGCAGCAAGTTCTGGTGCTGGAGTAGGACTAGCAGGAGGCACCTTCCCAACATTAATGACTACAGCAGGTGGAATAGGAACAGCCTCAAGTGCTTTTGGTGGTCTAGCTACTGCAGGTAGCTTTCTAGCCAAAAATGCTGGTACTATCATGCAAGCAGGAGGACTTGTTGGTCAAGTGGCTGGTAATGTTCAATCTCAAAAGTATATTTCTCAAGGGGTAGATGCTACAAGAGAACAAACAATTCAATCAAATAAAGCAGATGAAGCTAGGAATAGGTATAATCAATTACTACAAAAAAGAAGTAGACTTGCTTCTATTAGACAAGCTCGTGTTGGGCAAGGACAGATTGGTGGTAATATGGGTATATTAGGTCAAGGTGGAACATCTGGATACACTGGCTCAATAGGTTCTATTGGTTCTCAAACCTCTGCTAACCTTGGTAACATTAATGTAGCAGAAGATGTTGGTAATCAAATTACTGGATTTAATGTAGCAGGTGCTAATGCAGGATCACAAGCTAATAGTGCAAAAGCTAAAGCGGGTATGTGGAGTAGTGTAGATACTCTAGGAGGCACCCTGCTATCTCAAGGTAGTAATATTGCTAGTATATTTGGTCAAACATAAGGATATAAATGGAATTAGAAAATATAGGAATTGCTCCTCCTCCTTATAGACCTCCACAAACAGGTTATAATAAGGATGAGCCAGCTTATGCTGCTTTAATTGAAAGCTCTGAGACAGAGGAGCCTGCTACTAGTTTGTTTGATACTATGGAAACTGAGATACTTAACTATGGTTACTCTAGTCTAGTTGATAAAGTTAAAGAAAAATGGGTATTAGAGCAAGATGCAGAAAAACAGCAGGTAGTAACTAATCTTATTGATGATCCTACCATTGATGTTGAATTTAAAAAAACACAATTAAGAAAGTACTTAACTGATGTTCCTTTTATGTCTACTGAACTTAAAGATAAATGGACAAAGGATCTAAATGATGAGTATATAGTAGAAAATAACTTACAAAGTACAGACTCGTTTATTGCAGCAGATAATGAAGTTGGTGAACTACAAACAGAGCAATCTTTTGAACAAATAAAAGACTCCATAGAAGCTGCAGATGCAGGAGAGATACAAACTCCTCCTGACTTTGATACCTTTTCTACAAGATTTAATAGAATATTAGATACATGGAAAGAGTTTGGTACATATAATTTAAATCCAACAGAAGCTGATGATCCTGGTTATATTCCAGTATGGGATGACCTTGCCTTTCTAGCTAGTATGGTATATCATACACCTGATTATTTTATTGAGATAACACAAACATGGGATCAAGCTTCAAGTGCTGCTGATCTACGTTCTTTACGTGCATCTTTTTTTACTGAGATAACAGGACTAGATAAACTCTTACCTACAACTTCAAGTGCTGCTGATCTACGTTCTTTACGTGCATCTTTTTTTACTGAGATAACAGGACTAGATAAACTCTTACCTACAATGTCTTCAGACGAGGCAGGTAAACAATGAAAATAGAAAAAGGACTTTTCCTGTGTCTTCAGACGAGGCAGGTAAACAATTAATTGAAAATAGAAAAAGGACTTTTACTGAGATAAGAGAAGGTGTGCAGGAGCAACGAAAAACTGCATTAACCAAAGAAATTGCAGAAGGATTAGATTGGTCTTTAAGACAATTAGGAATGGATGTACAAGCCAATTCAATAGCTAAAATGCCTTTTGATCTACTAGGAGAAGCTATAGATGCAGCAGCAAAGTCTAGTAAGGATCCTGGTAAAACAGCATTAATGCTAGAAACTGTATTATTATTTGCTTTACCTTATGCTATTCACAAAATAAGACAGCCTAAAAAGAAACCTTTTAGATTTGAAAAAGAAGTTAAGAGTGTAGTAGATCCTGCATTAGAAAACATAACACTACCTACAAGTACTATAACCTCTGCTGGTATAGTAGTTCCTATTAACTATAACCCTACTGGTCGTGTTAGTCTAAAGGGTAATCCAGTAAAGGCACAGTTTAATAAAGAAACACTAGAAATTACTGTAGATGCAGAATTAATTAAAAAAACATTTCCAAAAGTACCTGCTAGAGCATTCATTGTAGATGGTATAGTAACATGGAGAAATCCAGCTATACCTGAACAACAAAAACAAATAGAAGACTTTGAAGCATTTGGTGAGTTTGAGATTGTAATTAATACTCCTGAAGAGTATGTACAGTTTATTGTAGAACATGAAATAGCTCATGTAACTAATCTTCAGTTACCTGAAGAGTCTAAAGCAAACTATGAAGCAAGGATTAATCGTAGTTCATATGAAAGTTTTAATGCTAAAAGATATAAAGATATTCAAAAAGTAATGCCTGCAGAAGGTAATCCAAAAGTTAACACTCCTTTAGTTACAACTAATATTGCTAATCCTACCGCAGGTATAGAAATGTGGACAGAGATCCTAAGAAATCCTGATACACTTCCTAAGGTAGGTCTTAATCCTGAGCAACTACTCCTTAAGATGTATGATCCTGTAGATAATGTATATAAAGCTAATAACATAGGACCAGTTCCTGATGCAACTTACATTGCTCAAATAGCCAGAGCTAAAAAAGCTGAAGATATGATGGCATTACTTGACCCTGCTGATCCTCATGTAGCTTTAAAAAGAGAATATATATTTAAAACATTAGAACTTAATGAACAAATAATAAAAGATTATCCAGTAGTTCAAGCACCTTCTTTAGATATATTACAAGGTACAGGTACTGGCTTTAATTATGGAGTTGCTTATAGAAAAAGTATTGTAGAAAACTTTAAGAGTCCTCAAGAAGTTATGAGAGTATACAATGCTATTAAAGCTAAGATATTAAATACTAGGAAAGCTAAAGAATTACTACCTGAACAATCATTAGAAATTCATGAGGTACTAGACAGAGATGGCTCATTCCAACCTATTGAGGTATATAAAGATGGTATCATTCCTGAAGAACGATTAAACAGGGATACTACTAGTTCTTTTATTATTAGATGGAATGAAAAGACTTCTTTTACTGAGTTCTTTGATAATGAACTTACTAGAACTCCTGAAGAATTATATAGTAATAGTATAGTAGGAGGATTTTTTCCTAAAGCTACAATCAGAATACTACCAGGAAGTAGTCCTAGTATTGGTGGTCCTACAGCGTATTGGAATATGAGTATTGGTAGATTTCCTAAAGAGGTTGAGCAGCATTATAGACAAAGTATGCTACGAGTACAACAGTATGGTGATCAACAACGTAAGATTATGCTTAAAAACGTAGTAGCTAGACTAGGTAAAACAGATCAAATCATGTTAGATAAAGTATTGGATGCTGCTCGTCAATTACAAATGGATTATCCTACATTAGAGTTAATTCAAGATGTCTTACCTCCTATGAAATTAGAACGTCAACTACGTATTCAAAGAGCTGCTCATAACTTTAGAATGTTTTTAAATAGTATGTATCGTTTTCAAAGTAGTGAAGCATATAATGTACTTACACGTTCTGGATATAATCAACAGTTTATTTTAAAAGATCCTCGTACAGGGGTACCCCAAGTTCTTCCTGTAATGGAGAACTTTATGATAACTCCAGATAATGTTATAGCTGTAGGTCCTGATGGTAATATCTATAATATTATGGTATATCATAGTGATTACCAGGGAATGAGACTAATTACTGTAAATAAACAACATATGCATGAAACAGGAAAAGTATTTAACTTTGAAAATGGTATGCCTAAAGAACAAATCTTTAGAGCAAGTCATATAATAGAAGATCCTAATACTCCATTAGAAGTAAAATCTGATTATGTGATGTCTAATACATTTAAACCACAGCCATTACAAACTAATGTGATTCCTTACATACCTGGTCATATACCAAGAATTAATACTGACTCAAATGTTATTGTAGCTATTCCTTACAAAGTAGTACGTAATGGTATTACCTCAAACTTTATGGATTCAAAAGGAAATACTCCTAATATAGGTACTGTAAAAGAAGGACTAGTAGATTTATCAGAACAAAACTTATCACAAAAGGTTAGTGAGGCTAAGTCTGAATTAATTACAGCTCATGAACAATATGGTAGAGTTGTTGGTACTTTTGAATCTCTTAAAAATGCACAAGAGTTTTCATCAATGTCGTTAAATAAAATGAAACAAATGTATCCTAACCATGTTTTTATTGTACGCTTAGGTAAAGACTTACAAGCTCAAACAGTACGTTTGCATTATGAAGCAGAAGCAAACACAGCTATGTCTGGATCATTACGTGGTAATCTATTACATTGGGATACTGCAGATGGACCATTAAAATCAACACTCATTAAGAGTCATACAACAGGTAAAAAATATCTTAATGATCTTGCAGTAACTCGTATGGAAGAGATGTATGTAAAACTATATGTAAAACCTGGAGCTAAAGGTAAAGTTACAATAACTCCTAATCCTAAACATTCTGTACGTACAGATAAATCAAATGCTTTTCCTGTATCGAGAGACCAAATTAAGAAAAAAGCAGAAATGCAAGCAGAGTTTGATCAAGCCTTAGCTTTGTATGATCAAATTGTAGAGCTACGCCAAGGTGTTCCTAATAGAGTATTAGCTAACATTGTGTTTAATACGGCAAAAGGTATTGCAGATAAGCTAGAAAATAATTCTGGATTCTTAAAAAGTATTAACACAAATCCAGTTATTATAGCTTTAAGAAGAACACAAAGAGGATCTAAAGAAATTGAAGGAGCTCTTGATAGAGCAATAACTTTTTTAAGTATTAGACTTAATCCTTTTAATATGTTATTAGTACAATCTCCTGCAGCACTAGCAAACTTGTTTGTTTATGGTCAAGATGGACCTTTATATAATCCTATAAAAGTAGCAGAAAACTTTAGAGATTCCGCTCGTTTATTTATGATGGCAATGAGACTAGGATTTAAAGAGAAAGCAACAGACAAAGCAGTATGGGATGCTTTAGATAAGTATATGGAAATGGGAGAATTAGTTAATTTACCTGAAAGTAAGAAAGGTTTTTTTGGATATAAAGAAAAAATATCATCAGAAGAATTAATGTTTATTCTTTATAAAGCAAAAGAGATAGGGTTTTTAGATGTAACAAACCATGAGATGATGACTTCTCTCTTTGCTAATAAAATGATTGAGCTTGGTGAAGGACAAACCTCTTGGAATACATCTCCTGAAGGGCTTAAAGACCTAACGTATCGCCTGTTAAATCCAGCCAATACTTTAAAACGAGCTACTAAACTTTCTGGTGATGTCTATATTGCTTCAGAAGCATTCTCAAGGATACCTCAAATAATTGTATCAGTACATGATTGGCAAGCAAAAAATCCAGGAAAAAGCTGGAAAACAACTGAAGCAATGACAGAAATCTTTATGAATGCAGACCAACTAGCAGGATCTATGCACCGATATGCTAGATTTAATTATAGTAAAACTACTGTTACGGCTGCACTTGGTAAGTTTGCTATTTATGTAGATAAACAAAGAGAAATGGTAACAAATGAAAGGGCTAGAATAGGTACTGCAAAAGAAGCGTGGGCTGCTGCAGGTCTATGGGCAGGACTAACAGGGACAGCTGTATTTGGAATGTTTGCAACGCTCACAAATGCTCTTGAAACTATCTATGATGCTTTCTTTGAAGATGATGATATAGAAAAGAACATGAAAACCTGGGATAAGTTTGCTCTTCTTGATTATGGTTTAGAGTATTTAATGACAGGTGAGTGGGGTGAAGGTGATAGACTTATGATTGGTGAAAAATAAGTCCTTATGGCAGTAAAGAAATGGCTTGGGGATTTAAAGGAACTGTATATGCTCTTTTTGTTTATGCAATTTTAGGTGATCAAGGTGGTAATGTAAATAAAGGAATAACTATCAGTTTATTAGAAAAAGTCTTTGGTCCTCGTGGAACATTGCCTACTATTATGTCTTTATACTTTAATCCAATGCTAGACTCTGAGGAAAAAGCAAAAGTTGCTGTTACTCTTGTTTCAAGGTATGTTCCTTTTATACGAAACTTAGATGCAACTGAACAACAATTAATTTTAGATGATCTATCAACTAAAACTGGGCATGCTCTAGGTATTGGTGGTACTAAATCAGATATTTTTATTAGAGGTTTACTAGGTGTTCAAACTAAAGATCAACAAACTCTTTGGGAAATAGTTAACGATGATACTAAACGTAGAAAAGAATATCAAACTTTAGCTAAACAATCAGCTGAGGTATTCTTTGTTGCTAATCAAGAACGAGCTACTATTCAAGATTTAAAAGATCATACTGTTGCTTGGGTACATTTATTAAAAGAACAAGGTCTTGTTGTAGATACACAACAAGCTTTAGAGTTTATTGCTGAATTTGAATCTGTTATTAAACGACAAGATGAAGCTTTAGTAAATACTCTAGCAGATAAAGAGATTGCAGACTTAGTAATGCAAGAGCTATATGATCCTACAACTGTAGATAAACTTTTAAAACTTTCAGAAATACAAAAGAATAAAGGACAATATTTAGATTCTGAAAAGACTATGAATAGAGCAAAGTATATGATAAAAATAAATAAAGAATATCAAGAACAACAACAAGGAAATAAATAATGGGTGAATTTACTACAGACAAAATACAGATGAACTCTCCAGGATTAACCTATGCTACTCCTCAAGCAATGCCAGGAAAGTATAGTAAATTGGGAGGAGCTGCTGATTTATTAAATACAGGAGTTAAAACTGCTATAGCAATAGATCAAATGAATGTAGTTAAGACAGCTGAGGAACGAGCTAAAGACTTATCTGATGCTTATATGAGTCAGAGTCCTTCTGAAATAAACTATTGGACTCAAGCAAAACAAACTGCAGTAGAAGGATTAGCACAAGAACCAGAGAATCCTGTATGGCAAGATATGTTAAATGAATCTAATAGAAAGCTAGAACTTGGTTATGAACAAGGACAAATTTCTGCATACGAATTTCAAAAGAGAACTCAAATAGAAGCAGAAAAAATCTTATCAAACAATCCTGCTTATGCAGATAAAATCTTAGCCTCTATGCAAAAAGTTTATGAGCGTACAGGATTAATGGATACTATTAAAATTGATACAGAGATATTAAAAAATCAAGGAGATGCACAAGCAAAAGTAACTGAGGGTCAAGTTAAATTCTTAGAGCAGGAAGGTTTTCCTATGAGAGGACAAGATCCTGAAGAAATTGCTTTAAAATATGCTGAGGTAGGAAATCAAACAAGTAAGGTAGCTTCGTTTGAAATGAATACTGGTGCTTTAAATGCTGCTACTGAAGAGGATAGAGCTGAGTTACGTACAGAGATATTAAAGAGTCCTGGTGGTGCCTTTGGTATGATTAATACCTCATTACAAATGTATCAGACAGAGATAGAAAACATTGCTGCATCAGGTGGGACTAATGAGGAAAAACGTGCATCCTTAGATAGTTTACGTATACTTAAAAAGAATAGTCTAGGGGCTATGGTTGATCTACTAGGACCAGACAAATATACTAACTTATATAATGATAATATTAAGTCTATTGATTCTCTATATGAACGAGGTCTTAACTTAATTAATGGTACAGATACAGTAGACGATCTAAAAAAAGCAGTAGAGACTGATAAATTTACTAATGAATTAAAAATTAGACAGACTCTTGATCCTGAAATGCAGGAATATCAAAGAAAACAAGTAGAGATTCTTGAAAAAATGAAAAGTGTTAGTCCTGATTTTAAACAGGATCAATCAGAACTTATAGGTATTATGAGTAGTTGGGTTAATCAAATAACTAAAACAGATATAAATGGAGAAACAGGAACTAGGTTAGATCCTAATGATCCTACTTTTGGAGAGCTCTTTAATATGCAGTTTTTAAAAGAAGCTCCAGCTACTAGTAGAGTTGCAAAAGAAAGTTTAGAAAAGACAGGTAAAATTCCATCATTAACTAAAGGTCATCTAAATAATATATGGAATGTTACTGCTAAAATGGATACTGCTCCAGGTAGAATGGCTGCTTCTGATGAGTTAATTAGAACTGTTAATATTATAGATCCTGTAGTAAATGAATGGATGCTTAAGAATGCACCAGACTATGCTATGGCGTATGTAGAAGAACAAAATAATTATAAAGTAATAATTAAAAAAGATATTATTGCTGCTAGAGTAAAAGATTCTAGCTTACCTGAGTTAACTTTCAACCCTAATTTAGGTACTGTTACTAGTAGTAACCCAGCATATAGATCAGCACAGCAACGTATTAATAATTATATTGCTTATAAAGCTAGAGGCATGGGAGTTAAACCTTCAGAGATTTTTGAACAAACATTACAAGAAGATTTCCCTAGATTACTTTATCCTTCAGTAACCTCTCAAGCAGACCTAGATCTTTTAAATTCTGGTGATATATTTGTAGATGGTTCTGGAATAGCTAAGAGAAAATAATGATTGGCTTTATTGCAAAAGATTCTCAACCTCTTTTTTCTACTATAGAAAATAAAGAAGCTCCTAGTTTTATTGCTGAGAATGCCTCAGTATTTACTGGTGAAGAAAGAAAGGTAGCTAGTACTACAGAGATAACACTACCTCCGATAGTTGTTACTCCTGACGCTTCTGCTTCAGATTACTTTGAAAATACTCTGCTTCCTTCTGTATTTAAACATGAAGGTGGCTACTCTACAGATGTAAATGATGTTGGTAACTATCTTAATGAGGACACTAGCAGTGCCTTTATAGGAACTAATCATGGAATTTCTGCACCTGTGCTAGCTAAGTTTTTAGGAAAAAAACCTACTGCTCAAGATATGAAAGCCTTAACTATAGATGAAGCTAAAGCTATATATAAAGAAAATTACTATACCTCTTTTGGAATAGATATATTACCTCAAGACCTACAAGAAATTGTGTTTAATAGTGTAGTCAATAGTGGTAGTAATGGTATTAAAGTAGTTCAAGGATTACTAGGATTAAAGGAAGATGGTGTAGCAGGACCTAATACTAAGAAAGCTATGGCTAATGCCAAGTTTACTAAGAAAGACTTTAAAGATGCCTTACTAAAGAAGTACTCTACGTTTAGAACCTGGAAAGAACATGGCAAAGGTTGGACTAAACGATTTGAAAAACTAGCAAAGGACTAAATATATAATTAGCTTATTGAATGGAAGGAACTGACGTTCCCTCCTATCAACCTTTGGACAGTTAAGAGTAGGCAAACGTACTAACAACTTGAGGTACTTTAATTACCTTTACAGGTATCTCTAGCTTCTGAGCATACTTGATTGCATATTCCGTACCCTTACTGTGTGTATTCCATATTGCTAGTAAAGCATCTGCATTGTTTATAAGTTGCTTGGTGCGAACAAAGAAATACTTACTATCAAAGTTAGATGTAGGATCTAACAAATGATATGGAAGGAACCTAATGATGTCTATCTTATGAGACTGTGCATAATGGGCTACTGCAGGATCAATACCTTTAGCATCACCAATTAATATACAGCTCGGATTTAACTCTTTAACATGCTTATCTACTGTTTTTAGTATAAAAATATCATCTGTAATACTTCTACTACCCATAATAGCTAATTTCATTATTGATACCACGCAAATTGTAAACGAATAATAAACAAATCTATTAGCATATAACTAATAGCTTCACCATTAACTACACCATCGGTGAACTCAAACCCAAGGTGTACTCCTAGTATAGGATATACTGTTAATCTCATACTTCACACTCCTTATTAATCTTAACAATCGTATCTATATCAATTAAACTACCAGCTATAACAAGACCTACTGCTATTATAACCGCTGCTATAATCAGTTTCATATCTCACATCCTCCAGCAGTACACGCTAATGTTTGTGCACCTTCAGTGTTATCATCTTCCTCTAAGAATGTACTCCAATCAATGTTCTGTGGAGTTGTTTTCTTAAGAGCCTCATACTCTTCTTTAGTACAGTCTTGGTATGGTGCTTGTACATAACTGTGATCACTGTAAGGTAAGAAACTAATACCACTTATCTCATCAAAGTACTTCCATACCCATGCCCCTACCTCTAACCATTCATTATCTTTAACTGATATAGTAACGGAAGGTTTATGTTCACACCAATGACGTTGATATATTAACCAGTTCTCTAACTGTTCTATAGCTGTCATATCATTACGAGTGATTGCTCCCTTAGGAGCTTTCATAGGAAAACTAAATACAGACGTTGTAGTTGGATGAGC